TGGTCTCTTGTGCCAAGACCTGCAAGATTTTGATTTGTGCTGTGTATATCTCCATTAATGATAGCATCTATATATTCCTTATCGTTCATGTAGTGAGAAAGTATTCTTAATTCTAAACCACTTGCGTCTACTCCCACTAGTTTGTATCCGCTTGGTACTACCCATAGTCCTCTGCATTCTTTTCCGTAGGGAGAATACACTGCAGGAACTTGAGCCATGTTGGGCGACTGATGGCTCATTCTACCAGTAATAGCACCATTTGTTATTACTCTTCCGTGTACTCTCCCATCTTCTGATACTGCATCTACCCAAGAACTAACTTGAGCTATTCTTTTTTGCAGTAAGAGAAAATCTCTTATCAGTTCTGCTTCTGGTATATCTTTGATACCTTCAAGAACTTTTTCATCTACAATTATATGTCCCTTGTCTGTAAACTTTGTAGGTTTCCACCCAAAGTATTGTAGATATCTACCTATCTGTTGTCGACTACCAAGATTAAACTCTTTCATTTCAATCAAAGAGAACTCTCCAGTAGTATTTTCCCACCCCTGTCCCAGACTATTCTTCAGTCCAACCGTACTTAGTGTGCCATCTTTACGATAGCGAGGTTTAACTTGTCTAACAAAGGTAGGTAAAGGTATAAATCTTTCCTTTACTTTTATTTCTATTTCGTTTATCTTCTCTCTAAGCTGACCTAATAATAGGTGAGCATTACCTAAGTCAAAAAGAAAACCATTTCTTTCTTGTTGTGTAATTATCCTAGAGACATCATGCTCTAATCTAATTGCATCTTTTGAGAAGTCGGGGTATCTTCTTATCAAATAAGTAAGAACCTTTTCCGTTACTTCTACATCTCTGATACAGTAAGTTAGCATCTCATCAGAGTACGCAGAGAAATCTTTGAAGTCTAACTTGTCGAACCTTAAAGTTTCTCCCCACGATTTAAGAGAGTGTCCACCCTCTCGAACAGGATTAAATAACCGAGACAATATAAGTGTGTCAATTACTTTACCCTCTTGATGTAGGTCAATGGCTAACACTTTGTGTATAACTGGTGCGTCAAAACCAATTATGTTATGACCTACGAATTCATCGTAGCTACTGACTAAAGTTTTAAACTCATCAAACTTGTCATCAGTAAATGTAAATAACTGTTTGCTCTCGGTATCTTTACAGACGATAAGAAATATCTTATCTGGTAAAGTACCTCCAGTTATCATTGGTGTTTCTATATCTAAAAACAATCTTCGTTTCATTGTTGTCGCCTCGTTTATAGTTCATCTAATTCATTACTCATTGGCTTCTCTGTTTCACTAAGCCTACCAGTATCCTTGTCATAGTATAAGTATGTAGCTGGGCCAGTCATACCTACAAATCTATTCTTAAGTACACGCACACAAGTTGTATTCCTTATATGCACATCATCATTCTGTGCATCTCTCTCTAATCCAATCACCATGTCAGATAGCTGACCGATAGAAGCTGAACCTCTTAGCTGCGAGAGGGAAGTGGCTGCACCTTCTTCGTGTCCCTTACCATCTGGTCTTCTTAGATGTGAGACAATCAATAAAGATATATCTGTTTCTTCAACCAAGACTCTTAGCTTAGTCATGATTTCATCAAGTGCTTTTCTCTCATCACCATACTCTTGAGAAGATACAATCATACTGACATGGTCAAGTACAATGTACTTACAATCCAAAGCCTTAGCCATGTATCTAACTCTTGATACAATATTGTCTACTGAATTAGAACCAAAGTGTTTGTAGAAATAAAATCTACCAGACCCAATAGTCTTGTCAAAGTATTCTCTCTTCTCTTCTTCACCAATGTGAATGTCTGGTCTACGCAAAGGAAGATTAGCTTCAACACTCATGATATCTAATGCAGTAATCTTAGGACTTTCCTCAAGCATAATCATACCAATCATTGCGTCTGTATTCTTGTATAGATTGTATACTAATTCTTTTATGATAGCAGTCTTACCAAGTCCTGTACCTGCGGTAAAGGTAACAAGCTCACCACTACGAATACCATAAGTCATATCATCTAAACCCTGCCACCCATAGTTGACTGTTGACCTTACTACTGGGGCAAGTACATCATCAAGCAAAGCCTCGCCTTTAATGATGCCGTCAGGGGCATAAACAGGGGCATTCCACCACGATTTGATGTACTCTTGATACTTATTATCCTTTAGTAAATCATTCGCATCTTTGTAGCCCTCTGGCAGTTTTAGTATCTTAGCTTTTGATGGTGCAAATAACTCGGCTACCTTTACACTAGCCTCTCTACCTACATCATCATTGTCAAAGTTGATAACAATATTATCAAAGCTATCAAGCCAATCATAACTCTTCTTGATATCTTTTACTGCCGAAGCCACACCATTCTTAATACTAACTACTGCATACTTACTACCAAGTAGTTGGTATACTGACATAGCATCAACCTCGCCCTCAGTTATGGTCACATACTTACCACCGCTAAAGAGTTGTTGTCCGAATAGTCCAGACTCAGAAGTCGAACCTGTTATTGAAAATTGTTTGTTCTTTACATACCTAGTCTTAGTAGCTATCATAGAACCTTTAGTGTCATAGTAAGGATAGATGTGTTTGTCTATCTGTCCCATTCCATTGTTGACTATCTTAACACCATACTTCTTAGCAGTATCTTCTGCTATTGCTCGGTCTTTGATAGCACCAAATGTCCCAACATTTTCTATGACTGTTGGTTGTCGTTGTACTGATTGTATCGCCATTGTGTCGCCCTCTATATTATCTAAATCTTCTCCATCAAAATCAGATGGTGCTTTGAAATAAGTCTTGCAAGAAAAACAGTAAGAGCTACCATCTCTATTGATACATCTTGCATCGCTACTTCCACAAGCACCACATGATACGTGGAACTTTACAAAGTTATTTGTATTGTCCATTGTTGTCGCCCCCAGTATAGATTAAAATTCATCTACACTATCGGTTGCAACAAACCCATCAACCTTATCAAACTCTTCTCCATAAGGAATCAAGCTGATAACTTGTACTGCTTGTAGGTCAAGTCCAACGCCAGATTTACCAGCGTAGTTCCAGTCGTACTCTTTGTACATAACCTTCACATCTGAACCATTACCTACCAATACATCAATAGGATTTTTAGCTGAGTCAACCAACTTAGGTGCAGGATTATCTGTACCATCAGCACGATTAACTCTTCGTTTGAACTTAACTACCTTGCCTCGTTCATCTTCTTTAACAGTGATACCCTTTGCTGAAAACTGGTCAGCAGTCTCGTCATCAATCGCTAAATCGATTTGGTAAACGGGGTCAAAAGTTGTATTGGGTCTAGTAATAGATGCCCAATATGCCTTGCCTTGTATTGTAGCCATAGTTTTATTCTCCTTCTAATGTTATTTATTAATGAATGCATTATAACATTAACAGTCGTAATTGTCAACAGTATAATACTTTTTTATTTATTAACAGGGCATAGCTATCCCTATTTATAAATATTTTTATAGTTATTATTATAATAACAACTAAATATCTTTAATACTCTATGTAATCTATGTAGATATTATAACACGATAAATTTTTTTTGTCAAGTATTATTTTTATTATCGTCATTATAATCATGTAATCTCTCGCCCCTTTTTATTAACACCCAATAAGTTTGTACCTCATTAAATAATTTATTTAGAGTTCGTCGTTGTACATTGATACCTTTTTCTTTTAAAGAAGAAGATACATACTCACTCATAAAGTCTTGAAAATCCTTGTTAAATAATCTTTTTAAATCCATCTCAATAAAATTCTTTATCAAAGATTTTTTTAATGGGCAACATAACACACTTAGAAGTATTGTTATCACCTACATTTTTAGTGAGCTTGTCTTTGTATTTATCCACAATCTTTTTTAAGATAGGGGTAGGGAAAACTAATGTACAAAATTCTCCAGACTCATCAAGCTCTAATCTTTGAAACCAATAGTCGGCTTCTGTTTTATCTATGCCACTAGGTTTACCTCTTGACTCGTATTCAATAGCAATGTTCCCAGTTTTTTTCCACCAGTTTCTTTCAGTTTTAACCTCAATAGTTTTATCACCGAACATTTCTCTGACTTTATCTTCTCGTATTTGTCCGTACTTCAAGTCAATGTCGAACTTACTAAATCCTTTTGTAGGCATAGGTCTTCCCTTTCATTATTGGAAACTTAACATTATAACATTTCTAGTTATAAAAGTCAAGTCATATTGTTATAAAGATTATCAATAAATTTTTCTTCATCTCTATCATAATCTTTTATTACTTGTTCTATCCGATAGTGAGGTATGACTGTATCTTTTTTATACTCATCTATGATAGCTCGTAGTCTTTCTATTACTGTTGTCTCATTCATTATTTTAATCCTCCCAAATCTATATCTAGTCTGTCAAGTATCTCATTATCACTACATATAGTATACTCATGTACTTCCCCATCGGGTAGTGGATTGTCATTAAAGAAATCTATAAGTTGCTCTCGCATGATATCCATAGCAAGTTGACCCAATCTAATTTGTTTAATGATATTCATTTCGTTATCTGAAAAATGTTTATCGTATTCAAAAGCAATATCATCTTGATACTGTTCAAATTTATTTTCAAGATAGTCTTCATGTTCTAGCATACTCATTTACTTTACCTCTCTTTTATTGTTGCCATCTAAATTAATAAATAGTTTATCAAATATAGGTTGACCTTGCTCTTCTGTATACTCTTCTTCATTGTATATTCTATGCTCTCGATTAGTCCA